TTCTTGATCTGTCCGCGATTGAAACCACCTGGAGAGAACCATGCATCAGATACGCTATCAGTGTAAGCACACAGACCAGCAACGTCACCGTTTAGAGGGAGCCAACGGAATACATCGTTGTAGCGATCATATTGATACTTCCAACCAGAGTCCATTACACCGTAAGATGCAAGAGCGTCACCAACATCAATAGTGTCGCGATATTGTACCATTTCAGTAGCAATATCAGAAGCAGTACCAATTAACAGTGGAGCAGAAACGAATGCCACAATGTCCTTACGAACTGCTGCAACGTTTTCAATAATCCATGCGGCAGTATCTGCAGAAACATTACCTGTAGGCATTAGAGAAATGTCATATGCAGAAGCATCATTGAACATTTCATATGCGTCCATTAGGTTTGCTTGAGTTAGTGCATCACCATCATCGCCACCAGCTAGTGTAACGTCTGGGTTATTTGCCAGAGCGTCAAAGTTGTTGTTCTTAGCGACAGAACCCCAGTTTGCACGACCAACAAGATCTGCTGTATCTGGGGTATCTAACCACCATAACCAGCCAGAATTATTGATCAAGTTCTTGTAGTAAGAAGAAGTTCCATTGCTTGCTTTAGCATCAACTGCTTTAGAAGCACCTTCCCATTTCTGGATAATAGTACCAGCAGCACCAGTGATAGCACCAGTAGTGTCGATCAACAGCATGTGAACCTCATCATTTGATCCACCAGCTGCTTCTGCATATGCAGTTGTACCTGGAGCACGAGAGAACTCTTTACTATATTTCCACTCACGATCGCATGAAGCATCAAATGCCTCTGCTTTGTTGTTTCCTACCATGTTTAAAACTTCAACCTTTTCCACACGGGTAATCGCGCCAACTCTAGCAACAGTAAGCACAGAACCGCTACCAGTTAAAGGACCTGCAGCAGTAAATGTAGTTCCTGGGTTGTTGTTTGCAGCAGCAGGTGTAAAGTTTGTAGTACCTTTAACGCTGATAACGTACTGATAACCTGCAATCATTTGACCTGCAGTAACGATTCTACCACCAACTTGTGCGATACTTAGAGTATCAGTACCAGTTGTAGAAAGAGTTAATGCTGCACCAGCTGTATTAAGTTTAATATAGAAAGCATTATCGTCGATTACATAATCATCAATTCCTTCACTCCAACGTTTAGCATATCCGTCAAAAGTTCCAATCACGGTTGGAGTTAAACCAGTACGGTTCAGTGTAACGTCTGCGCCTTGAAGCACAGGAGTCGTGAATGGTGCGCCTGGAGTGCCTTTTAAGTATGGATTAGGTTTAGCTAATCTAACTTTAATAAAGTTACCAGCTTCTACTGAACGAACCAACCCCAACTCAATATTACCATAAGATTGAGTACCACCAGCTGCGCCAGATTTCTTTACGTTGGTAGATCTAGTTCTTATAACTTTACCAACAAGTCCAGAACTTGCTGTAGTAAAAGTAGATGCTGCACTAGAACCAGGGATATTCGCTGGAATCAGTCTACGAAGTTTAGTGATTTCTGCTTTAGATTCATAACGCTCAACGCGAGTTCTAACCAAGACATTTCCATCAATGGAAGACTTAAAGGTAGCATTATCTGCCATTGCAAATAGCAATGAGTTGCCTAATGAACCTGCATACTTAGCCGCTACTGGACCAAAGTTTCCTTGACCGTCAATAAAGTTTTGCTCGTAATGATTCTTGTTACGAACCTTAATACCAACTGGTAGAATAACAGCTGTACCTGTTGCTTGTGTAGATCCACCACCGCCAGTAATAGTAACAGCTGGAACGCTAGTGTAACCAGAACCTTCAACAGTTACGTTAATTGATTTTAGGACAGAAGTTCCGACTGGAACTGGGTCATGTGTAAATGTATTCACACTAACTGTAGAACCATCTGGGTTAGTGATACCAGTAATAGTTGCTGGAGAGGTATAACCTGCACCTTGTTGAGTGATTTTAATTTTTGCAATACCAGTACCAACGGTAAGTTCTGCAATTTCACCCTGTGCACCGATTAATTGTTGAGTGACAACACCGTTATCATCAGTAGTGTCTACAGTTTGCTGCGGTACACTAAACAAAACCTTCATACCAACAGTAAAGCCTGTACCAGAAGAAGTAATTAAGTTTACAGGTAAATAGTTTGAACCACCAGAGGCTTCAACAAGAACACCTGCACCTTGCAATACTGCAACAGCAACAGCTTGTTGTCCATCGAATGTATTTGGTGCACCAATTTGAACTGTTGGAGCGCTAGTGTAACCAGATCCAGCTGTCACGAGTGTAATACCATCAACGCTAGAAGATGGCTTTGCAACAGCATTCTTTAGGTTAGCAGAGTCTGCACGGTTAACGTACATACTATTAGAATATTGCAGAAAGTTTGCTGCGGTAAAGAAAGACTCGTATGTGTCATTGTTTGGTTTACCGAACACGGTTACCAACTCAGGTTCATTAGACACCAACTGCGGATCCAGTACTGGTCCCCAGTTAAATCTTCCAGCGTATGCTCCACGTGAAGTAGAAACTTTAGGAACGATCTGGGTTAGATCCTTCTCTACTACTTGCACGCCTGGACTTAATAAATTAGCCATGTATTTTCTCCTTGCCTTGTTATATCATTATGCGCTTTAAAGCGCCAGCCTACAACTTATTTATCTTTTTTGATATTTTAAAAATTGTAGAGAGTTTCTGTATCATTGCCGTCGTTATAAAATCCAAACGGCGTCAACTGTTCTTCTATAGCCTTAATCTTCTCATCGTACATTAATTGCCTTAGATTGATATTATTTAGGTCTTTAAAATACGCATTAGATGTTAACCAGCTGAATAACACAAGACACATAACTAAGTCGTCATGGTATCCATCATCAGCTTCGTAGCTATTTTTCGTCTCAATAAATGTTGATATTTCCGAAATAATATCAGCATCCATAATAAGTAGTTTATTCTCTTCTACAAGAGACTTGAAGTTATGACATCCAACTCGTTTGACTTTTTTGTCAGTAACTACACCATACTGTAATGTGGATCCTGCAAAGCCGCTAGACACATGCTGGGTTCCACCTGCTCTAGAAACAAACAGCATATTCTCATACTCTAATTCCTGATAGAGGATGTGGGCTACCTGTTCCGAGATATTTGTTTCTAATAAAACGTAGGCATTATTGTATTCTTTTGCAACTTTGTAGATTACGTTAGGATACAGCAATGGGCTAATGTTATTGTTTCTATATTTAGCTATAACTTCGTAGGGTGCTGCAGTGATATCTACCACGCAGAATGCCGAATAGTCTCCACCAACACCCTTTGCAACGTCTGCCACTATAACATAAGTGTGATTTCTGGTAGGCTTTTTGTATACATCCAAGCCTTCGTTGGTAAAGATTGGATTATTGTATGACAATCTAGCAATAACGTCTGCATTGATTAGGGTTAGTGCAGAACCAAGGAACTTACACAGCACCTCTTGGTTATACTTTAGATCTCCAAGCTGGCGCTTTTGTTCCAGCGCCCATGCTTCATCACGCCCAGGAATCTTCCAATAAGGAATGAACATAGACTTAAAGTCATTACGACCATTCTCAGCATCGTTCCAGAATTTCCAAAAGTGATTGTAACCAAGTGGTGTGGACGTAATAAGAATCTTAGAAGTCGTACCCGCAGAAATTGTAGGGTAAACAGATGTAAAGAATTGTTCCGCAACTGTGTTTGGAATAATAGCAGCTTCGTCAATGTACAATAAGTTAACAGACTTAGAACGAATACCAGCTGCAGTCGTTGCCGCAGTAAATACCTTGGATCCATTTTCTAATTCAATGTCACCTTTGTTCCATGTTCTGATACCTTGCTGCATCCAGATAGGTAAATTCTCATACATTAGCTGATAACGAGAAAGAATTTCACGAGAAGTAGATGCTTTGTTAGCCAGAATAGCTACGTTCTTACTGTCATTGAAGATAGTGTACCATAAAATATACGCAGCAGAAGTAGTAGTCTTACCTTGCTGACGACCTTCCATCAGAATAGTCTTACGGTGTGAGTGTATAAACTCAACCTTTTCTTTCTGACAGTCGTATAACTTGAATGGTTGTAGACCGTGATCGATCGTCACGATGTAACAGTAGTTGTCAATGAAGTATACAGGGTCTTGAGAACACTTATAGTATTCCTGTACCTGTTCTTCGGTATACTGTATTGATACCCCAATTGGTTTTAAATTGGGGTTTGAGTTATAACCAGTTTCAGCCATTAGAAATTATCAATCCAACTTTCATCTGTAACTGTAGATGTTGTAGAATCTCCAGTCGCGGTATAAGTTTTATAAGGTGAGGATCCGTCTTGATTTTCTGACAAATTGACTCCTGCTTCTGCAATAACCTTATTGTTTTCAATAGCGCCATACAGATTAGTTTTCAACGTAAAGTTTAAAGTATGTGTTACGAATCTGCGAGTTTGAAAGTCACCATCATAGTCATCCTGAACGTTAACTGAATTTAGGATAACAGGAACATCTTGAATGATGTTCATTTCAGGTAGCACCTTTATGGAAAGAGTATATTCTGGAGTGAACGTTGGAAGGATCTGCTCGATGATTTGCAAACCATCTTCTTGAGTCTTTGTTAGAATGTATAAAGCTATCTCAATATTGTAAGGTGCTGGTGAGTAAACAAAGTTCATACTGTCTTCACCGCTACCACAAACAATCTTTTGCATTCTATTTGTTTTGCGGGTAGAGTCATACGTATAACCAAGTATCTCAAAAGACATTCTTGGTAGAGAGGTGTATGTATTGTTGGATAGATCTGGATCTTGTTCTAATCTAACTAACCACTTTTCTTTTGGGGCATATGCTAGCGGTACTTGTAGACGCTGAACGGTAGTACCTGTTACAGAGTCTCCTTCTTTGCGATCTATGTAAACTGAACTAAACAGCTTGCCAAACGAAACTATGGTTTTTCTAATTATACCATGATAAAATACATTTCCACTTAGCATTATTCTACCTCACCAAATGGGTTTGACTCATTGAACATATAGTTAGATCCCTCTTCTTTAAAGGCATTGTTATCACCAAAAGAATCTACCCTGTCAATATCTGGTTTAATTACTGCAACTGCTGTCGCTCTAACTCCACCTGATGCAGCTATGGTAACAGTCGGTGTAGTTTCGTAATTTTCACCAGGATTGGACACCACAATAGAAACTACCTTACCTAAGGTTGCACCAGTTCCAATAACAGCATATGCAGTAGCACCACTTCCACCACCGCCTGTTATTGTAACGTTAGGAACGCTGTTGTAACCTGTACCATTATTAGTCACATTGATTGCAAAAACTCCACCGTATTGTGATCGTGTTGAATCTGTAGTAAAACTCTTTAACGATTCGAATGCGTCAATCTCTTCAATTCCAGTATCAATACGTTCTGAAGAGTACTGGAACAATTCAACTTGCAGCTTATACACATATAGCTTGCCTAGTTGATGGAATGGATCTTGATGTTGCACAAACTTAATCTCAAATAAACCTCTTGTCAATGGAAAGTAAAGTAAGTCTCCTTCACATGGACGGTTAGGTAAAATCGTTTGACCAAAGCGACCAACTAACTGATCCCAGCGACGTCGAGCCATTGTTAATGTTGCAGTTTGTTCAACCATCAAGCCGAACTTTTGCATAAATGCGCCCTGTCCTTCAAACCCTTCAGTGTTTTCTAAATACATTTCAATTGGATACGCTGTCTTAAATTCACTAAGACGATCTTCTCCGAGAATGTTATCTTTAGAAACCAGTGTTCGTGGAATGTAGTAAAAGTCTTGCCCATAAATGGCAAGTGATTCAACAATAATATCCTCAATTAGGAACTGTTCGTTCTTAGTTCCATGAGAAAAGTAGACATTTCTTGCCATATTATCCTAAGAAGAAATCCAAAGGTGCAGACTTTGTCATTAGGTCATTTTCTAAGTCGTCAATTTCTTTAGTGGCTTCGTCGTACAAACCATTACCATCTAAAGTTACGCCACCAGGAAGTTGTAAGCCCTGAAACTTTTTAATGTTGACTGCCCACTGCTTTTTAAACAGTGCTGTTACATAGTGTTTTAGCCAAGATTCGTTCCAAACTTTGCTGTACTCTACTGGATCAAGTGCGCGATACGCTTCAACAACTATGAATTCGTTTTCAACAATATCGCTTTCCCAGTTGATGTCAAGATATAACCTATTTTGTCTGCGGTTAAATCTAAACAATGTCTGTCCATTCAGTTCTAGATCTAGCAAAGCCAGATGACTCATAACAGTTTTATAATAAATCAGCGAAGTTGATGTTAGATCATACAAGTCATTTAGTCTAAGTTGATATTGAAGATCAAATAGATTTTTAGAAGAAGACCCTTGATTGTATGGAATAACTCGCGTGATTCCATACACCAAATCTGGGAATTCTATGTACTTGTTTGCTATGTTTTGAGCAGTTACTTGGTGTTTTAGGTAAACCTTTTCAACACCATCTGGGTGATATTGTCTCCAGTACTCTAATGCTTCTTCGATACGATCTTCTAACTGATCTTCATCGACGTTTATTTCAAGCACTGGTGCTCCCAGTGCTCGCAAGCAATATTCTTTTAACTGTTCTTTACTGGTTACTGGCATGGTAGACCTTTATATTCTCTTATTATATTTAGTTACGCTTGAGCTTCTGTCCAGTTCAATCTAGCCACAATACTTGATGATGCGTTTGATGTTAGTGGAATAGCAATAACGGTAACAATATCTGGACCATCTGGATACTTCTCATTATTTCCAGTAGGGAATGATAGAGTAGTACCACCGCCAAGAATAGAAGTACCTAGATCTCGAACCTGTTCTAAGTCCATAGAGTTGGTGTCGTTTGCAGTTGCATAAAACGCAAACATTGACTCACCGCCAGCCACCGTCTGTGTATTTGTATGATAACAGATCTGTGATAAACTAGAACCACCAACAGGAGCAAATGTTCCACCGCTAACACGAGCGTTAAGTAAAATTTCAATACGGAACGCTACGTTAGTTGTATAAGTACCGATAGATCTTAAAGCTAATTGCATGCGGTTAATAATTTCACGAGCGCCAAGTAGACCAGTTATACCATTGTCTACAGTAGGAGCTAAACGTAAACTCATTAGTGGATAACGAGTTCCTGCTGTGGCTGTTACCATAGGTGTAGTCATACCAGTGTTAAACACCAGAGATTTATCGTCATCGTATCCACCATCCATAATAACAGAAGAACCCCAGTGACTTAGAGTTTGAGCAGCTTGTGGGGCATATAGTTCAACTTTAATAGGAGCAGTTGCACTATAAGTAAAGGTTTGCGCAGTACCAACACCACCAGTTTGTGCACGAGCAGTGATAGTGAAAGTGGTAGCAGTTTTAGCTGAGTATGTGATATATTCAGAGTATGCACCTGTTGCTGTAGATTGCGTTAGGATTACAGTACCGCTTGATGGGAATAATGTTGTTGCATCAACAGTAATAGTGCCACCAGTAGTAGTTGCTGCAGCTAATGTTGCTGTCAAGTGAGTTCTTGCAGGAAGAGTATTTGTTTCATATCTTGCTGGTAAGTTACCAGAGCGCATATATGCTTCGTAGTTAACGTTACTATTAACAACACGATGACAGAAAATAACTTCACCACGTTGATCTTTGAAACCAAAACGAACAGCACCAGCACCATACCAGCTATAATCAGCATAGAACATCTGCATTTTAGTCAAGTCTAATTGGAAACCATTTGGGTTAGTTAAAGAACGTGTTCCGCTGTTGACAGTATCAATGTTCCACCCAGATTGTGAAGTTCTAATCTCAACTGTTTTAGTACATATGCAATTAGAAGTAGTAACACCACGATATTCTGGATATACTGTCATAGATGTATTGCTTTGAATGTTTTGAACAAGATAAGCCATACCACGGATAACAACTTGATCGCCAGGTTTTAATTGACTTGCAAAGAACGTATTAGTTCCAGTGACAGTTTGACTACCTAAAGTAACACCAACCTTACCAGAAATTTGATCTGTTGACTTTCTAATTACAGCATATAGTGTCTGTCCATCAAATTCAAAGAAGAATCCATTCTGTTGGTCAAACATACCAACACGGTTAGAACCACCGTACCATGTTCCAGGGCTAACGTTAATAGGGAATCCAGTGGCAGGAGAAGTTCCAGGTGCAGAACCTGCTGTGTAAGTGATAGTTAATGGTGTAGAAGCAGTGACTGTAAAAGTTCCATTATATGCTGCTGGAGTAGCCCCAGAAACAATTACAGTTGAACCAACTAATAATCCATGAGGATACTTAGTAGTAACAGTGACAGTAGTGCCAGAAGATGTCAACTGATCGACATAGAATGGTGGCTTCATGATAGTACCAGTTGAGAACTGAATACCTTTACCAGATTGATAACGGAAGTAACGACGTGTTTGACGGATATCAGAATATCCATGATACGCAGTTTCGTTAGAGAATTGAACACCACCATCATATGGACGATGTTCAATATATCCAGGTTGACGAGGATATAGAGTTGCGCTTACACCAGCTGAAGCAGTAATCGCACCAGTTGCAGTTGCATTAGTAGTATAAGTAAATACGTTATTTAATGGTGTTGTGGCAATATTCCAAGTACCATTAACTGGTCCGCCAGTGACACCAGTAGTGCCTTTCATATAAATGCCATTGTTAACACGCAATCCATGGTCTGCTAAAGTTCTAACTATAACAGTAGTACCAGTTACAGTAATAGCATTCATAGAGAATGATAAACCAGTTAATGAACCAGCAACAGTTGTTACTCCTGCACCACCTGGAGTTGCAGATAGTTGGAATGTAGTAGAACCGTTAGTTGCAATAATATAATAAACGTTACCTGAAGCATAACCAGAGATAGAACCAGTACCAGAGTTAGTGCCAGTTACATAAACTGGATTACCAACTGCAAGAGTTGCTGTAGCACCACAAGTAAAGTTACCTACAGTGTCAGCAGTAGCAACTGTAGCTGCAATTGTAGTATTAGAAGGAAGAGCTATACTGGAACCAGTAAAGAATGTGCCTGGATATATGTAAGTTTTAGTAGCGTCATAAAGACTAGCTGCTGGGGCATTATTAACTAAGAAAGTCAGTGTATTGGAAACTACAGAATCAACAATCCACCAACCATCTGCGTTGGCAGTATCTAAAGTGCCAGTTATAAAAAACGGCTGACCAACAACGAATGCGCCATTGAAGTTATTACCAGTAACTGTAACAGTTTTACCAGATGCTGTTATATTACCAACACTAACTGTTGTGGTATTGATAACACCAGGAACAACTTGAGTTACATCGTAGAAAGCTGTAGCTCTATTGTTTAGTAGTGTCAAACTCTCCCACTTAGTTGGCTGAATACCATATTCAAAGTCAGTATCGATAAGAGACTGACCCATAGAAACACGCATCTTATCAACTGGGTCACGATAAGTTTCTGAAGGACGAATACGAACTGGATCACGAGTCTGTACAGTAAGTGCAGTATCAAGACCAAACGCTGGTTCGGTGATAGCAGTTTTAACTGTAGCAGTGGTAGTACCATCGCTAATCTTAGTAGCAGAGTTAGCAGCAGCGAAAGATACAACCATCGCAGGATCAGCAGTAGCTGCTGCAGTAGATGCTGCTTTAATAGCTGGACTATTGGTACCATCGGATATCTGTGTATACCAACGAGTGGCTGCAGAACCTTGTACTTGTTGAGCTTCCACCTTTAAGTTAGTAGCAACCGCATTAGTAACAGAGAAAGTAGTATTAGTGATAGAACCGATAGCATTTGTACCAGCTGGTAGCGCAGCATCAATCGTTGCCGATGCCCACAATCTACCTTGAGAAGTAACTCTTAGTTGCGTATAGTCGCCATCTATTGGTGTTAATGTAGCTAAAGCATCATCTCTAACTGCAAGTGCCATAACACCAGTGTCTGTAGCACCAGCAACACCGTCTACTGCTTTACCTAAGTTGGTTGCAGCAGTTCCAGGTACGATTGATAAAACATCAACGTCACCAATATCGACACCAGAGTTAGCAGCAAGTTTACCAATTGAATTCGTTCCAGTTGGGAGTGGATTTACTGTAACTGTACCAGATACTGGTTGTGTTGCTTGCCAGAAAGTGCCAGTTACTGCAGTAGTTGGAGCCGATGTTACTTGAACTGCAAAAGTGCCAGCATTCGTTACTGGGTGAGATGGAACAGAAGCTAATGATACTGGTTGTGTTGCTTGGTAAAAGGTTCCAGTAACAGGTACTGAATCTCTAACTGCAACAACTAAGGCAGTATCAGTTGCGGCAGCGGCAGTAGAAGCAGGTTTGACAACTACATCATTAAATGTAGTTCCAGCTGGTACGTTTCTTCCAGTCAATACAGAACGAGTCTGTGTTACTAAATCTTGCTCTTTTGTTGCTAATGCTAACTCTTTAATAGTAGATGGAGAACTGGTTCTCCATAGACGAGTTTGTATTCTTAATGTTGTAGTAGTGGTAGCACCGTTAGTATAAACGAGTCTAAAATAACGAAGTCTACTAGCAAGAATGATCGATAGCTCAGTTGTAGCTAATACGCTTGCTGTATTTACCTGATCCCAATTAGTACCATCTTGAGAGAATTGATAAGAAAGACCATCAGTCGCTGATGCATGGGATGAATATACCGATAAAGAAATCTGAGAAAATTCTGAAATATCAGTAGTATTACCTGTAAATACCGCATTGCCAGCAAGGTTAATAACAGTGCTATTATTCGGATCGTTGGATGAAGCTAATTCTTTATTTCTGCTGTCATAAGTTGTGTTTGCAGTGGGTAGAGTCGCACTTGCTGTACCACTCAAAGAAGTGATTGTAGTATAGTATGATTCAAACCTAATGTAATTACCACTAGTATAGTTACCAGAAGTTGTGGTAAAGTATGCTCTATAATGGTCTATACCAGGAATATTGGTCGCTTGTACTTGCAAGTTGATTGAAGTAGGACCAGTGACAGTCACACTTGATTCTGAACTTGGTAGAGTGGTACCACCAAAAGCATCTACAGCGACTACTCTAAAGTAATACAAACCAGATGGAACAGTTCCAGCAGTAGCACCCTGTGCAATTGAGGAGATAAATGGCGTACCCAATGTTGCGCCAGAAGTTACAAGCCATGGCGTAGTATTTTGCGTATTTCCAGGCTGTACTGTCCAAGTTCCAGATTGTGTTGCTGCAAATGACGTATTAGTAATAGAACCAATAGCATTCGTACCAGCTGGTAGTGCAGCATCAATTGTTGCAGATGCCCAAAGTCTGCCAACTGAGTTAACTCTCAATTGTGTGTAATCACTAACAGCAGGAGTTATTGTTGCTAAAGTATCTGTTCTTATTGCTAAACTAGCAACACCTGTATCAGTTGCAGCTGATGCACTGTCAACTGCTTTACCTAAGTTTGTAGCGCCAGTTCCAGGAATTACAGATAATACATCAACGTCACCGATATTATTGGTACCTGCAGGTAATGCTTCAGAAACTGCAGTGCGTAATGAACCACTGGTAGTTAAGCTCAATGCATTATCTGTAGCATTTGTATATGCTGGTGCAGCTGTGGTTACGGCACCATATGCTTTACTTTGAAAGTTATTAGGAGTGCCTGATGTAACAGTTATTGTTTCTAGTGCTGTTAATGAAACTGTACCAAGATCAACTGTACCTGGAACTGTTACGCTAATGTTTTCCAAAGCAGCTAGAGAAGTAGCTCCAAGTTCAACGGTACCTGTAACAGTAGCATTCAAGTTGGCAGCTGTAGCTTGCGTAACTGTAAAGTTACCAGTACCAGCATTAGCAGTAACAGTACCATCAACAGTGATACTGTTTCCACCGTCATCAATAGAAATGTTACCGCCACCATCGGCGATATTCAATGCACCAGAGGTAGTTGCCCATAAACGAACAGCGTCTCCGTTTGCAACAGCAGATGGAGCAGTGGATGAAGCGTAAGCACCATTTTGAATAATGAATGAACCAACTGGGTCGTCATGAGTTGCAGTCGCCTTTAAGTTGACTAAGCCTTGAGAGTTACTTGCAGATAATCTAACAGTAACACTACCACTAGTCCAACCTGTGGCTCTGACTTTAACGTGTGTTGCGCCATCACCAGCAGACAACGAATATGCTTCGCCTACAGTAAATGATGTTAAAGTAGGTACGACGTCGCCATTAACAGAATTAAAGAATTGAGTTACTGTCCAGTTAGTTCCACCATCGTAAGACGCATATGGTGTTAACGTTACCCCAACAGGTGTTGCGGTAGCGGTAATGGTAGCACCTGCTCCGAGATTTCCGTTTAGTGCTTGTACGATTTCTGCGTTAAGAGCACCAAGAGCAGTAGCAGTGCCAAGAGATTCTGCTGGCTTAACTAACCATGGAGTAGTGTTGGCAGTATTGCCTGGTTGAACTGTCCATGTTCCAGACTGGGTTGATGCAAGTGTACCGTCGACAGTAATAGAGTTGCCGCCATCTGCAATGTTTACATGACCAGATGTGTTTGTAGATAAAATCTGAGCGTTTGTACCATCAGTACCACCAACCTGGAACATGCCAGTTACAGCTGCTGAACCGTCTGTTGCAACAGCATTATCAAGAAGTTGTAATGCTGTTAATGCAGCACCATCTACTTGAACTGCAAATGTACCAGCGTTTGTAACTGCATGTGATGGAACAGATGCAATAGAAACAGGAACTGCACTAGCTCGTAATTGAGTGTCTGTTAGTGGACCAGATACTGGTTGTGTTGCTTGCCAGAAAGTACCATCAACTGTGATTGAACCACCATTATCTGAAACAGGAATAACTGGTTGGTTAGATGCAAGAACTACACGTTGCGTTCCTGCAGAAGCATTACCTGTGTTTGTATCGACTGCTGTGCCAGCAACCTTTTTAATGTCTGTTGTTGGGTTTGAAGAACCTTGTGCCATATTATGCTACCTCTACGCCGAATGCTGTGAATGATAAATTTGCATTAGCTGCATATACTGTGATAACGTCAGTAGCAGCTAATGTCATACCTATTGTTGATGCGAATGTACTGTTGCCATCAATTGCTTGGTCGTAGTATATGTAGTGCTGATTTGCCAGAGTCGCGCCAGCAGGTCGCACGCTAACTCTAAATGATGTTGCCGTTGCAGTTCTGTTGCAAACAGTTAATGTAGAAACTGTAGTTTTTGTTGATGCGGGTACAGTGTACAAAGTTGTATCTGTAGTTGCTGCGGGTGCTAACTGCCCCAATACTTTTAATCCATCTGCTGCCATGTTATGCTCCCATTAGTAAAAATGTTCTAGTCCAAACTGTATCAGTAGAAGGTATTTGTTTGACCGAATTTGACGAATTCTTAAAATAAAGTTTTTCGTCTTCATAATTTAAGGCGAGTTCGCCATAGACCAGATCGCCAGCAAGTGGGACTTTTCCTCCGACAGAGGATTTCTTTAATATGATTTTGTTTGCCATTTAGCACCCTTAAGAAAGGAAAAAAGAGGGGAGTAAAAACTCCCCTGTTACTCTATACTATTTAGTACGTTCCGCCATCAAGGTCTCCCCATACTGGGACTCCTGATGCGTTCATTTGCAATATTGTTCCATCAGCACCTGCCGTTAATTTAGACAGAGTATTAGAAGCTGATGCGTATAGTAAATCACCAGTAGCGTATGTAGTTATACCAGTACCACCACGAGTTGTAGCGATAGTAGTTGCACTCCAAGTACCTGTTGCAATAGTACCTAATGTAGTGATTGATGTTTGACCAACATAAGTTGACGCGATATCAACAGCATCTGCAGTCACGCTAATTCTGTTAGCAGTTCCACCAACGTTAAATTCAGTTCCAGAAAGTGTTAAACCATTACCAGCAGTAAATGTTCCACTACCAGAGAACTGTTGCCAGATAACGTTATCTGTACCTACAGTTAAAACTTCTTCAGTTTGAACCCAACCAGTGCTGTTATAAAGAGTACCATTCTCAACGAAAGTAAAGTCACCACCTGCCATTGCAAGGGCAGTATCCATATCTAGAGAACGAGTCAATACTGTTGCACTGGTACGAACATACATACCATTGTGTGCTTGTGTTGCTTCGTTTTTAACAAGGATACGATCACCATTAGTTAATGTGTGACCATCAATCGCAGTTAATCCAACAGAAAGAGTAAGTGTTGCGCCAACACCAGCAGTACCATTATTGTATGTTACAGTTCCACCAGAAAGAACTGCCAGAGTATCAGTAGTTGCACAGTGAGCAGCTTCATGAATATGCAGACCTTCAGCAACAGTATCTACATAGTTCTTTGTTGCAGCGTCTTGAGGTTGTGTAGGTTCTGCAACAGAAGTGATTCTCTTAGAAGCAACATCAACAGTACCAGTGCCAGTTGGTGTAATAGAAACGTTATTATTTCCCGCAGCAGCAGCAAGAGTCAAGTTACCAGAAGTAGCAGTAATGCTAGTGGCAGTAGCAGCACCTAGAACTGGTGCCACAAAAGTTTTATTACTTAACGTCTGAGTGTCAGTCAGAGTAGCAACTGTAGAATCAATATCAAAGGTAACGGTATTTGCAGTTACAGAAGAAGTAATACCAGTACCACCAACGAAACCTAAGGTCTCACTAAGCAAGGCAATAGCATCAGCACCTGTGTCACCAGATATATTCAACGTGCTTGCTACAGAAGCAGTGCCTGCTGCAGTTAGTTGACCTTGTGCGTTAACAGTGAACGTTGGAATCTGTGTTGTAGAACCGTAACTACCAGCAGTTACTGTAGTATTAGTGATAGCAACTGTAGAAGTATTACCTGCATCAGAATTGGTAATAGTAATACCAGTACCCTGAGTAATTGCTCCACCAACGGTATCGTAGATATACTCAGCAAGAGAAGTAGAGGTATCTCCAATATACGCATTACCGATAACAGTTTTACCTGCACCGTTTGGCGTAATATTGATATCACCATTAGTGTTTGTTGATGTAACACTATTGCCATTTAAACTCAAATTATCTACTAAGAGTTCATCTAGTTTTTTATTACTATCGACAAGCAGTGCTGATGTAGCAGTTAGTACACCTGGTGTGTGATCTAAAAGATCAGTAAAGTACTTACCACCGATTACAAAGTGGTTTGCTGCATTACCAGACGTTTCAGTTCCAATACCGATATAAAGTCGGTCTCCTCCATTAGAGCCATTGTCTGTTAGTGCAGAATAGGCTAACTCGCCTGCAGCAAGCGTACTTGGATTTCCGCTTACTGAGGATCTTTTAATTCTTATTACAGAAGCCATCTTTTATTTTCTCCGATTAAAATTCTCCACCTTCCATATTCTGCGCATCGAGCGTAGTGGTAGATGTCCATTTACTTGTTGTTGTTTTGTAGACCAGAACGGAACCATTAGTCAAAGATGACGTATCAACATTAGACATACTATTAGAGTCTAATCCGATGTTATTTGTACCAATACCTACTGAAGAAACAGTAGGCTGGTTTGGGCTTGTTATAGAAACTCGAAGTGAATCTTGTGTTCTAACTTTAGCAGTAATATTACTCATGATCTTGTTATTTCTGGTGTAATTATAACTATACCTTCTAGCGCTCTGGTTTTAGTTCCAGAAGATGATGTGATTTCTATATCATATAAATACCTTCCCGCTCTAACTGCGCTAGATTGCGCAGCTGTTAGCTGGAGGTTTATAATTCCCTGACTAGCATTACTTACAGTTGCAGTGAAATCTGTAAAAGAAGATGAATTGTATGATTTTCTAAACTGAGACTTTACTGTATATCCAGTTAAAATCAAAGGATTCCCTTCCTGGTCTGTAAGCGTAATAAGTCCATTGAAATCAGACCCCTGATCAATATAGAGATTAGAAATCGTTGCCATGTTACCTTCTATTTATTTTATTTTAGTTTCAAGATCTTTAACTTTTGCATGCAATTCTTTGATTGCTTCAAAAATAAGACCAGCCATGTTACCGTATGCAACAGAGTAGTATTCACCGTTAGTATTAACGACTTCTGGCAGAACCTTTAATGCATCTTGAGCTAAAATACCAGTCTGTCTTTCACCACTATCAGTTCTAGTGTATACATAACCAGTTAGTTGTTCTACTTTATCAAGAGCACCAGTAATAACTTCTAGATCAGTCTTTAGTCTAGCATCAGAATAAGCAGTTACGTTACCAACTGCAGTAAGATTTCCAGCATCAGTTAATGAAAGTATAACTGTTGAATAAGCATTATTTACTACTTGAAGTTCACCAGATGAGGCTCTGATGGTTTTGCTTGGTGTTGTAGCTCCGTTGCCTGTCAGTCTTATGTTGGCACCGCTAGTTCCAGTATCAGAAATAGTTAATGACGCTGAACTGTTAGTTGTTGCTATTGTTCCACCAGTTAAAGCAAGAGCACCAATTTCTGCCAAAGACCAAGACACAGCGGCAGAACCATCAACTGCTTTAGCTGTTCCACCAATAGTTAAGTTTCTACTAGTACCCCAGTTTGTGGTAGTAATGTTTGCACTACCGTTAAAGCTAGTTCCGTTAATTGTTCTAGCGGTAGTTAGTGTATCAGCAGTACCAGCAGTAGCTACGTTTAGGTTAGCTACTCTAGTAGTAGAAGTTATCACGAATGGTGCACTACCAGTTGCCTGTGTGTTGGTCAGTTGACCAGACATACCAATGGTTGTTACGCTAGACAATGCCCCTGTAACGTTGGCAGATCCGTTAAATGATTGCCCCCAAAGAGTTCTTGAAGTAGTTAGTGTTGCAGCTGAACCTGTTGTTGATATTGCCCAGCTTCCAGAATTATATAATATCTCATACCAATTCATAGCAGTGGTATTGAGAGTGTCACTTACTCTAAATGTATTAGTCCATAAATCTGAACCATTAACGGTGCCATTATCAACAGCAACTATGGCAGAAGAAATTTCACTACTTACATCTGCATCAACGGCACGAACTAAAACCCAAGGTACTGATGCTGACCCAATTGCAGATACAGTGTAGATACCATGTTTTGCTGCTGCAGTTGCATCTGCTATACCACCAAGAGTAGATTGATCTTTAACTAGAACTCTATCGTTTACTGCAACTGAAACACCGTCAATTGAAAGAGCTGCAATAGTGTTTGTGAATGTTGTAGTTACTGCCGATGCTGCTGCAGTAGCAGCTACAGAAAGAGTGAATGTTGTAGCGTTAGTTATTGCAGTTACAGTTGCGCCACCTGGAATATTCGCATTACCAGAAATTGTTGCTCCAACTTTAATACCTGATGTGCTTGTAGTAGTAGCAGTTGTAGAACTCAGAGTAGTTGTAACAGCAAGAGAAGCACTGGCAGAATAACCGCTTAATGTTCCACTAGCAGCTGTAGTCCAGCTGCTAGCTGCAAGATCTGTTGTAGTTGCAACCGTGACTGATTTCTTAAATGCAGCATCTGGAATATCTGTCATCTGCAAAGTTGCCCATACTGGAGCAGCTGCTGCGGCAGATTTTAAAAATTGACCAGCAGTTCCAACTAGAGAATAACCTAGTGCAGTGCCAGTTCCATATGCAACACCACCGTTAGTTGGAGTTGTAGTACTATTAGTACCACCGTTAGCAATAGGAAGTGTTCCAGAAACATGAGTAGTTAAACCAACTTTACCCCAAGATGGCGCTGTAGCTACACCACCAGAAAGTAAAGCATTTCCTGTAGCTACATCAGCTAATTTTCCTAATGCAGTTGAACTTGTGGCATATAATAAATCACCAATAGCATAACTTGTTTGTCCAGTACCACCGTATGCTGCTGCAACAGAAGTTCCTTGCCAGATTCCTGTTCCAATAGTTCCAACAGAAGTTAGAGAAGAACCAGTTACGCCAGAGCCAAGAGCAGTTGAACTTAATACTGTAGTTCCGTTAATTTCGTAGACTTTACCTGTAACGAGATTTATATCCTCGCTGCTAGTCCATGCAGCAGTAGTGCTTAGCCACTGGAATGTTTTATCTGTAGCACCTCTTAGCGTAATACCACCACCATTGGCAGTAGTATCAGTTACACCACCAGCGTCAAACGTAATTGATCCTGCCGTTGCATGGTTAACAGATGCTGTAAATTGTGTTAGGCTATCAATAGTAGCAATTACAGGAGTTGTGCCAAACACACCTGTACCAGCTGATTTGGTTAATGCTTGTCCAGGAATTAAACCTCTAGTTGTTCCTGTAGTTAATGTAACAACTGCAGTTCCAGTTGCTAATGTTGCAATAAGCCCTGCTACTCCACTAACTGAACCAAGTTCAATATTTTTATCATCTACTGTAATGGTAGATGAGTTTATTGTTGTAGTAGTTCCATTAACAGTTAGGTTACCTGCAATAGTCAAGTCACCTGTTTTCGTTTGTGCAGTAGCGCTAGTATCTAAGTAATAACTGCCTTGTTGTCCATCTAAAAGGTCGGCATCTAATGCAGATCCAGCACCATCAACTAATTTAATTTTATCTAAAACATCTAATGGAAGATATGCTGGAGGTAGATCAATAGCAAGTAATGTTGCAGTTCCAGATGTAGAACTTGTTGGTGCTAACCAGTTTGGTGCAGTAGTAGATGTTGTTCCAGCAGTAGTTACTTGATAAAATCTAGTTACGCGAGTTGCAGTACCAGTGCTACCAACACCAGCGCCAGTTGCAGTAAAGACTGTACCAATAAAGTTATTTGGCGCACCAGCTGCAGTGAAAGCGCCAGATCTGGTAAACGTTAATCCTGCTGGTGTTCCAGCAGTAGTTGTTATGGCAGTTCCACCAGGAGTGGCAGAAAGTGTAAACGTCGTACTAGTCGGAGTTCCAATAATATAATATACGTTAATTGCGGTAGGATCGTATCCTGTGATAGATCCAGTTCCAGTATTAGTTCCAGTGATGTTAACTGCCATACCAACAGAAAGGGTTTCTGTAGCGCATGTAAATTGACCAGCTGTACCTGAAATTGTAACAGTAGAAAGATTACTTCTAGCAGCTACAGTTGTTGTGTATGATACGCCAGTTTTCAAGAATCCCATAGATTCTTGTACACCACCTGGATATACAGATTCTAAAGTATAAAGAATTTGACCTAGTGTATATGCAGTGCTAGGTGCCCACGCAACAGCATTAGAAACTGTAAGTGTGTCGTCTCTTTGCAATGACGTGAAGTTGTTATCTATCTGGGTATTTGTCAATCCAGCTGCGATAGCGTTTCTAAGATTTAACTGTGCCATGTTTTTTCTTTAAATTGTACTAGAATTATTTAGGTTAAGATTTATACATCAAATGTTGGTGAAACATATTAATATTGTGTATATGTACGTTCACCCCAAGATGAACCATCAAAAGGCTCCGATGAATATTCGCTGCTTGGTATATTGTCACCATATACACTAACCCATGCGTTGTCTTTTCTCACATAAACCTGCTTTGCTTCTGCCCAGTATGTTGGTTGTTTAATATATACGCCGTAGATAGGTTTCCAACTAGAGCCAGATAATACAGCCAATTTAGAATCTTTAGAGTAGAGCGCAGCATAACCAGAAGATCCGTTCTCTGTGGCTTGACCATATGTTCCATAAGAAAGTTTCATCGTTCCATTACCAGCGCCATCTGAGTATGAAGTACCTGATGTGTTGAAGGAATATCCTGGACTTCCAGACATTCCACCCCAATCTGCTGACCCAACTGGTCCACCATAGATATAGTGCGAATAGTCTTCATCGCCAGCGACTCTACCACCAGCGCCGCCAGTTGCCCCGCCACCGCCACCGCCACCACCGCCACCATCTCCACGCTGTGCCTGTCCAGACGAACCCATAGTAGGAACTAAATTTTTATTAGTTGCATCTCTTGTAGTCCAAACAAGATTCATGCTAGAATTATAAATTGCTGCAGCAACCATATGTTCTCGACCTAGATCTGCATAAGTTGCTGAGAGTATATTAATACCAGCGTTTAAGTAAATATAACTTTCCACATAACTAGAATGATTTCTAGGTTCACTTTCGTTACCCCATGTTGGTGAAGTTGCTACTATATAACCATTAACATAAAAGTGTCCATAGTTATCTACACTATAACGAAGAGTATACGTGCCAGTGGTAGGAGCATTATATGCCCAAGAAAGTCTATTCCATGTGTTATTTCTAGAGGAGAAAATCTGCACACCATAACTATTAGCTATTGCAGAATATTCACCATGTTGTGGTGCGGGGGCGTATGATGAAGGAATGGTTGCAGCCGAGGATGCGAAGAAAGTGTCGCTTACAAATGACCCAGGAACTCCATTTCCACCACCACCACCTCCACCACCTCCGTGGGCTACTCCAATAGTGGTTCTTGTATTTCCAGATTTTTTATATAAAACAGTGGCACCACCTCCACCGCCGCCTGCACCTGAGCTTCCATATGCACCCGCATTACCGCCATATCCACCACCGAAGCCTCTTAAAGAATAACCTCCATACCCACCAAGTGCATTTCCTCTGCCAGATCCACCTGCTCCTCCACCACCACCTACTGCTACATATAAAACATCATCTTTTTCAACATCTATGTATCCACCAAGTTTACCACCAGAAGTTCCTCTAGTTCCAGCAGAAGAGTCGTTTCCTCCTCCTCCACCACCACCGCCAATTAACGTGTAGTAAACTCTAGATGTGTTCAGAACCGTTACTGCTCTAGTGTAACCACTATACTGAAATTGTATCATTTGTTATACCTTAAACCAGATATCACCATTTGCTGCACCAGATGGTTCTGATGACTGTACATATTTTTTCGCTCCATCCCATTTTGGTGCATTAGCCGAGTTACCAGTTGTGTCTTGATTAAACGTTGGTGCAGTTCCAGTCAATTCAGAATAAGAATAGCTAGGTTTAGTGCCAGTTATTTCAGAATAAGAATAGCTAGGTTTAGTAGCTTCCTTTGCCCAAGAGTAAACGTCAGAAGCAAATGCGGATGTTGGAATACTAATACTAATATCTTGAGTACCATCAAAAGCAACACCGTTGATTTTTCTTGCATTGGCTAGTTTGGTTGCTGTCGCAGCAGTTCCTGATACGTTAATACTCCATGTGCCAGAAGCACCACTACCAGTCTTTGATGGAACATAGGTAGTGTAATTGCTTGCATCTAAGATATGTTGTCCACGCACATAGGCGCCAGCAGGACCACCAGCTGGTTCATCAAATGATGTGTCGTTAATACGAAACCACTCTTCATCACTAGCATCTGGCTCATAAATGATAAAACTTTCATTTTGAACCGAGATAGCAAGTTCAATACCACCACCCTCTGAATTAGTATCATCTAAAAATAATGTAGGTTGGGTATTTTTGATTGTGATATTGCCAGTAGAAGTACCACCATCGTTTGCGAGTGCATTAGAGTCAGAAATTGTAATATCTGCAGTACCGTCAAAATCTACACCATTGATTTTTCTTTTGTTTGCTAGCTTAGTTGCACTAGCTGCTAGAGTAGCAGAACTAGCTGATGTAGCAGTACCTGCTGACGCAGCAGTTCCTGATACGTTAATACTCCATGTGCCAGAAGCACCACTACCAGTCTTTGATGGAGCATAATCATCAATGTTATCACTTGTAACAAACTTGTGCCAAGCACCCCAAGTGGCTAAAGTACCGCTTCTAATAAACAAGTTATTGTTATCAGTGAATCCAAGTTGATGAGATTTACCACCTGTCCAATCTGTTGTTGCACCATATTTACGGAAAGTCATTAGACCATGGTAGTCTCCACCATCAGTTAATTCTGAAGACGAATTTTTCTTAAAGTCAAAAACAATGCCAGGGGCAGTTAATGTGCTTGGAGTCGTTACATCATCTCTTGAATCTCTAGATACTAATATTGTAGCAGTATCAGCATTACCAGAGATAGATATATCCCACTTACCTGATGGTTTAGCTGTAGTCCATATAGATCCATCACTAATAAGAATGTTTCCAGTATTTCCAGGAGATCCCATTCCAGTACCGCCTTGACTAGTAGCCAGTGCAGTAGTCAATCCTGTAATAGATGTGATGTCAGAGTTGGCACCACGTTTTGCTGCATCTAATGCAGCACGCCCTTCAGCTACTGTAGTTTTTCCAGTACCACCGTTTGCAATTGCTGCAACTCCAGTGATATTGCTAGATGTTCCAGTTATGTTTGAATCTGTATACGCAACAGTTTTTACGTTTCCGTTTATGTAGTTAAACTGCCCAGCAGTAGTTGTCCAAAAATCACCATTAAGTGGAGTAGTAGGAGCAGTTCCATGATTCAATCTAATACTGGCTCTTGCAGTTGTAGTTGCTGCAAGGTTTAGTTTGTCTAACATTACTGTAGAACACTTACCAGTTCCAGCACCTACTGCAGTACATGTGAATATAAGACCAGCAGTACTGGCTGCTGCACCCATAGCAACCCAGTTTGTTGAACCTACTTCATCGATAATGTATGTGACACCAATAGTTACTGCAGTCGCTACAAATTGTGTAGTTAAAGGTAACTTTGTTTTATCATAAATGGTGATAGCTGCTGTGCCATCAAAATTTACATCGTTAATTTTTCTTGCGGTTTGTAGTTTAGTAGCTTGTTCAGCCACACCAGATGTTGTAGATCTACCTTCGAAAGAGGATGCAGTTATATAACGAGCAGTAAAGTCTCCATTTGCATCACGTAGTACAATCGAACTCTTATTCGTTATGCTAGGTAATACGTTGTTTGGCTCATGACCTTGCAAGTATCTAACATCTAAACCAGACTCATATCCTCTATTAGCACCACTTGTTGGAGCAGCGTTTAAGTTTGATCTTATTGTAAGATAGTTATAATCTGCTGAGCTAAGTTTTGTAGCAGTATATGATTCTAGATAGGTGAAATTGCCATCCAACTCAGTGTTGGATAACGGAGTAGTTCTACCTACAGCTGTTCTTAATACTAATGGCATTTGTTACCTTTTATCGAGTGCATCTAAAAGCATCTTTTTTATTTCTGCGATATCACGTTTAAGACCTTCAATTTCTTGATCTCTAGAAATTGACTCTTGTTGTTTTTTCTCTAGCAGTTGTCTGCGTTTAACATATTCTGTATATGCTTTGCTATTGTTATTTATAATAACATTAGTTGTAGGGTCTCGATAGAGACCCTCATGGTTTTCAACCTTTAACAGTTCCATAATTAAGCAAGAGCAATTATTCGAAGGTCAGAAATTCTAGGGATCTGTGTAGAATCTGTAGATGTCATAACAAGTTTAACTGTTATCGCATCAAACGATGGCAAGTCATCTAGATCAATCTCATGCTCAAAGAATGCAGAATCTTTACTCTTTAAATTTGCAGGAACTGTTGTTCTGGCATCTTCATATTCTACAAAGTTAAAGTCTGTTTCAGTTCCAGTTGGGTTCAATTTGTAGTATACTCCAATATCTGCTGCTGGTGGAACGTCAGCATCAAACTTGATCTTAATTGAAGTGCAAGGGTTTGCAAACTTCAGCTTGCGAGTAACATACTTGTTAATGCTAGAACTACCAACTGGTGTTCGTTCTGAGAAGTAACGATCCAGTGCTTTAATAGTAATAGTATCAGATGCTGCTTTAGCATCTAGTGTTCCTTGAACTGTTAGTGTATTTCCTTCTGGATCAACATCAGTTACAAACCAAGTTCCATTATTTTGAGTAACGCTAGAACCAGAAATTTGAATATACTGTCCAGAAATTATACCAGCAATAGCTTGGCGCAGCCCTGCATCTTCTATAACCATAACGCCAGTGCCATTAAACACAATGCCTGGATCATCCGAAACTACTTCTATGTAATCAATAGGATCGATATTCATAGAGGTGGTTGGCTTGTTTGTCTTGTTAGAGACTGCAGTGATAGCTACGTTTTCAATATTAATGATAGGTGATAAATCTGGATTAGTTGTAATAAGCTCAGCATTGATAACTGCAGTATTTCTCAAAGATGATAACGTAGACAGGTTCAAACCTTTTGCAACAGAGTTTTCTCTAGAAGCAATAACCATAGGAACAGGGGTATAATTATCCTCACCAGGAGTGATACTGAATGTATTCACGTAAGGTAGGTTAGCATTAGAGAAGGTTAGATATGGAGTTTGAGCTCCATCCATACTCTTTCCAGTAACACCTTGATATGTAATAATGCTGTTTGTTCCAGTATAGTTTTCAATGTTTATAGATGGATTAAACATGTCATATGGAACATCTCTGGATGCCATTACTCCAACACCACCACTCTTGCCAGTGACTGTAGGAATGTCACCTACAGAGAACACAACCGCACCGTTTGTTTCTGGGGCGACACTCAACACGAATGTTGTAGAGTTTGTTATGGAAGCAACTGTGACTGTAGCAGTTGTAGAAAAAACTCCAGTACCGCTTGTCTTTATAACTGGCTGACCAGCAAACATATTAGATGTATCGCCAGTAGAAAGTGTAACTGTAGTAGAAGAAGTGTTTAAAGTTGACTGTAAATTATCGCTACCAATAGTGATAACATAGCTGTCTAGTTCAACAGAATCTACATTGTGCGTCAAGTAATTGCCGTTTGCATCTACCTTAAAGATTTCATTAGGTGAAACCCCATTTAATGGATTCATGAATCTAAAAGGTTCAGTGTTTGATATAACACCATAGTTAGACTTTGAATTAGCCTTTAGTGTAAGCTGAGTATCGCTAGCAACAGACAGAACTTCACCGATAACTTTACCATCTTCTCTGTAAATAATCGCACCTGGTACAATACCATTGGTAGTTGCGAATTTAGTTCCAATACCAGAAACGATTGCAGAATTAGTTGCACTGTAAATCTCACCAATTGCTACAGGTGGCAGTGCTTTAATAGCTACAACTGAATCTGTGTTCATGCCATGGTTGTCATGAGAAACTCTAACTTTTCTAGAACCTGCTGTAAACAACAAAGGATTGTCGTCAAGAGTAGAATCAGCTACGTTTGAATTTTCAAAAGCAACGTTACTAACTGTGTTAGTTAAAAACACAGCTTTGTTTAGTTTGAACTTCATATCTATAGTTTGCTCTGCTGTCCAAGTAGAAGCATTTTGAGACTTGAAGAATACGCCCATGTATGGTTGCTTGTCGATCTGACTACCATCTTCTTTAGATAGTTCACCCTGTTTTGCAACAAAGATTTCTGGAATATCAGAGTTAGACATTAGAACTATACAATATTCAGTATTACCGTTTAGATATGTAGGAGATGGAAACTTGACATTCGTTGCCACGCTAGCATTATCGGATGTTAGAATCTGTGAAGCTGCGATTTGTGTCTTAGCAGTTGTTAGAACATTCTTACCTGGGTATCCATTAACAACTTCTCGGATCTCTACTATAACTGGAGCAGAAACATCTTTCTTGTAGAAGTACAAGTCTACAGATGTTACGAATACACCATTAGTTTCTTGAACTAAGAAAGTCTGAGCCAGTGGATCGTACCATCCAGGTGAATTTGAGAATCTAGTTTCTGGATCTGATAAATCATTTCCAAAATCATCAACTTGTTTAGTGGCCAACTCACCATTACGGATTCGCTGAATCTGATTTTGTCTTTCTTGGTAAACACCACTTGCAGTAAATGCCTTTGTAGCAGATGATGTAGATGACTTTTTATCATATGTTTCAACGTCAAGTAATGCTAGTTCATTAGATCCAGTATTAAATTTAACAGCGTCAGTGTTTGGAACATGGAAGATAAAGTGTAAAGAACCTTGTAAAGAAGTTCTTAGTTCGCCACCTGCCTTTGCTGTGGTTGCGGAAACAATAGTACCCTCAGCTTCGCTCAATGTACCTTTTATAACGTTACCTACGCCAAAACCAGTAGTAGCAGCGTTAACTGGATACTTTCTATTAACTACATAAACAGCATATTTACCTGCATCTGGACCAGCTTCATACTTTTCCCAGCCAACTACTACGGCTGTAACACCAGTTGCAACAGTTCCTAATGAATTATACTCTACTAAAACATCACCTACGCTAATAGCCAAATCTGTAGAGTCTCCTGCAAACAATCTTGCAGTTTCAGAATAATTATTACCTGCGCGACTAACTGTATCAAACTCAGTAGATTTACCAGTTCTTGCATTGAATATAATCTTTTCTGCAGGAGTGCAATACTGTTGTATATTTCTACCATCAAAGAATGGATAGAATACAGTACCACCCTTAAGTGATTTTGTTTGAACTGCCAGGCGACGAGATCTCATGTATGGAAGAATAGTAGTGCTTAAAATTTTATCTTCTAAGACTCGTTCTTCATAGATGGATTTTACATAGGTTTCTGTGCCTTTTCTTGATTTTGGTGTACTGACCTGAACTGTAGAAACAGTGAAGCTATTTCCGTTAATACCCCAACCACCAGCAAAGTTTCCACCACCCACGGTTCTTGCAGCGTATGTTTTAGAAGAAAGAACATTTTCTGTGCGACCTGCCCAATTTATACTCCACGCACCCCAAATAGTACCAAGAACACCTGCCTTTTCAGCAAGATTCTTAACTGTATTATAGTTACCTTCTTTTTCTTCAACAATAATATCTGGTCTACGCTCAACTGCAAACCAAGTATCGCTTGCTGGAGTTATAGTCATGCTACCCAAGAATGTAAAGAAAGCAAATGGGTTAATCTTTTCGCTAGAAGAAGATCTCAGTTGATCGACATACTTGGTTTCAGTGAATGGTAATGTTATGTACTTACCAGTCAAAGCATAGTTACGTGCTGCTCTATCGTTATTTGATGATGCTACTTCTACGAATGGAATTTGATCTTGAACAAAGAATGGTCGTAGTATTCTAGAATCAAAATCAATAGAATTTAGGTAATCTGGATTTCTAGTATCACCAATAGCATGACCTGTAAAGTTATCTACAACGAAACCATTTTTAAATTTCTCAAGACCATCAGCATCACGTATTGTTAAGTTCTGTGTCTCAGATTCTAACAATGATAGAGATGTGTAATATTCTAGATTGTTAATTCTTCGTTCTAACTTACCAATATCAGCCATGGTGTAGCGTTTATTGTCTACACCAGCAATTAAGATGTTTTCAGAAGAAGTTCCAAATGTGTATGGTTGCAGTTGAATATTGTACAATAAAATATTGTCACTAATTTCTGGTGCGCTTGGTTGATTGACTAGTGTAGATGCACCTTCGCTGATAGTAACTCTACCAGTACGATCCATAAAGACTTTACACTTTTTACCAAGATAATACTCTAGGTCAAGAACCATATCAGTGCCAAACTTAGGCATCAATGTTTCATCGTCTGTAAATACTACAGCACCAGTAAAGTTGTCTGTTACTTTAGGTCTGAAGTCAATACAGTCTGCTAGAGACAATCCGTTATAAACTGGAATAGTTTGATATGGGATACCATCGTATGATCTAACTGAGAAAAAGTCTCCAGAACCGCTATGTTCATAGTATTCAAATACTATTCTAATAGGTGCTGTAGGCTTAGGCTGACCATCTTTCAATTGAATAAAAGAGATACCATAGTAAGAATCAGTCTGGTTTGTTACAAAGTTAAATCTACTTGTAATATCTGTGGTATAAAGACCAGAGGGTTGTCCCCATGATCCAGTATCCATTTTGACACTAACCACTCGAATACCATCTGCCTTGCCTGTGTAGATAGCTTTGGACTCTCCAATAGTTTTAGACGTAACTGTATGTGTTGCGCTCTTTAGAGTTTTGATTCTTAGATTGTTTGCAGATACACCTAATGTAGTTTGTATCAGCACCTGCTGTCCATTATTAGAACTTAACCCGCCAAATACGATGGTCGTATTGTTGTTAGAACGTGTTGCTCCACTATATGTAAGATAGTTACCAGTAGTTCTACTTACAATTTGGTAAGATCCAGTGGCATTAGGATCTGTGAATTGGTACGGTAAATCGCATGATACTGCAACAGAACCCGAAGCTATTGTACCAACATACGTTCTGGATACTGTATATCTAACATCAGAAACGTTCTTGATAAAAGGATATGGAAGTCTAAAGATTAGGCTAGTTGCACCAGCATTAACTAGAGGTCTGAATGCTTTTTCTACCTTTACACCTGATGTAGTGTTTCTTGTAAATTTATGTGCAGTTCCTGTTCCTACTGCAGTGATATTTACTCTACCGAGTGTACTACCAGTTTCTGCCCCAGTACGAGAATCATACAGAACAAAAGTATTTGGTGTAGGTGTAGCAGTTGTTCCTGCAAAAACAAAGTAAGATCTACCATTAACTAAACCTGCAATAGCATTAGCATCAAAAGTCAGAGATGAAGTCTTTGCGACTATAGCTTCTGACACAGTCATAGAAGTAGCTACAGTGTCGAGTGTAACTGTCATAGATCCTGTAACAGTATTTGCAAATACTACAACCGAGCCTGTGCTAGAAGTAGAAATTGTAATCTTTTTCGCAGCAGCATCAATAGATCTAATCCAATATTGAGCAGCAGCCAATCCACCAAAGGCTGTTCCGCTTAATGTGATAGAATTACCTACTGCCATACCAGCAACGCTAGAAACAGTTACAAAGTTTGTAGTCTTTTCTACTGCAGTTGCTGTAGTAGTAACTGCAGTAATATCAAATTCTGTTCCACCAGAAGTTGTAGAAATTTTAATAGTATTTCCTACTGGTGCACCTTTAACAAAATAATCAGTTCCTGCTACAATGCCACCAAAGGTAGTACCAGAGAATCTTATTTTATCAGTGTCTGCAATTGATGTTACATCAGAAAGTGTTATAACGTTTGTGCTTGGAACTAAAGAGGTAACATTTTTAGTTACTTCTGGTGTTAGATCAAGTGTTGCACCACCAGATGTTTCAGAGATAGTGAAAGTTGTTCCGTTTGGAACTGTCTTAACATAGTAAAATTTACTTGCTGCAATACCTGCAATATTTGTACCAAATCTAATAACCTTTCCAGCACTCAATCCTGTAGTTGATGGAACTGTAATCACATCAGTGGTAGTATCTACAGAAATAGAATTGGTAGAAAGAGTTACAATAGCTCCAGCATCATAGCTAACTTCAGCCCCAGTAGTTAAACCATGGGCAGTTGAACTAATTATATCGTTTGTTAGATCAAATAAAGCTGCATTAGAACCATCTACTGTAATTGATGTTGTCCCTGACACGTTTGTACTAAGTGTCATCGCAGTGTTTGATACTACAGTCTCTACTCTGGCGTAGATACCATTAATATAAACATATTCACCAACTTCATATTCTGTTGTGAATGATGTCCCTGTACCGAATACAGAAGTGCCATTAACGATAACAGTTCCAGAAGTTTGAACTGCGTTTAATGAAACATCCGCTGTGAATGTTGCAGTTGTAGTAGTTGCTGGGATAACAATTTGTTTAACTCTGTTTGTAATGGAATATCTTCTACCATTTGTATTTGGTACAACATCCATAACTACGTTAAACAAGAATACTTTGTATCTTGCTTGTGAAGTACCAATAGCGCCAGATTCATATTCAATAGCTCTGATTCTAGCAGAACCACGCTTAACACCAGAAGAAACACCTAG